GTACCGTCTGGAGCATCTCCTGGTGCATCCGCTGAATATGCTCGTCGAAAGGCACATCGGCGGCGCCAAGCTCGAAGTTCGTTAGGTCCCACCCGAAAGGCAGACCGAGGGCTCCAGTCTCACCGGACCTCATTCGCTTGAGGACCGCCAGAACTGCTTCCAGGTCCGCGTCCTGGGCGTCCTCCGGCATGTGCGCGATAGGCACCCCCACCGCCTGCCGCTCGATGCGGATGGCCGCGAACTCCTCGAACGCACCCTTGTAGAAGTAGGGCCGGTACGCCTGCCGTAGCGCCCCCAGGCCCTCGGGGTTGTTTTCATCCGGTCGCCAGGTCCAGACGACCAACTTCTCAATCGGAATCTCCTGCTCCTCGAGATTCCCGGTGGCCGGATTGATTCCGCGCTGCTTGACGCCTCGCAATCCGCCGGTGGTATCCCAGTGCCATTCGTTGATTGACCGCCGGGAACGCTCGGCGAACTTGCGCCAGCCCAGCCAGCCATCCTCTTTGAGCTCCCAGACCTTCTCGTGAACAGTGAACCCGTAGAAACGGGCCAGGATGATCTGGCGCAGGAATTCGTCGAAGGGGTGACTTAGCTCCTCGAAGAGGTTCAGGCGTACCCGCTCGGCCAGGTCTTTGTCGTCGCCGGGGACGATCCGCCACTTGCCACCGCGGATGGGATCGGAAACGGAAGACTCCATGATGGCGATGGCGGGCTCGGCCCGGCGCATCTCCTCGAAGGCGGTCATGCGGTCGGTGAGGGTCTGGAGGGCGGAGTTGTACTCCTGGTAGACGCGACCGGAGCGCGCATCGAGTCCGGTGACGCCGATCTCGCCGAAGGTGGGCTTGCTCTGCTTGCCGACAGCATCGGCCGGCATGGCGGCCCGGAGTTCGCCGGGCCAGCCCCAGAAGTTGCGCCACGTGCGTTGTGCCCGATAAGCAAGCGGATGCATGGATGGCCTACCACCGCCGACGCAGATTGCGCAGGGGACCCGTGTTGGGTATCTCGACGACTCTCTGAGTATCTGCGCTCGCCCGGATTTTTGTCAACGACATATTGGCCAAGAGCAGCGCGTCGAGCCAGTCCACATTGCGTCCCTTGCGCTTACCGCCGGTCTCCTGGTGCCAGGTTCCTAAGGCCACCCGGATCTCCGGAAAGGCATCCAAGTGCACGGTCAGCCGCCCGTGCTCCAAGTTGCCGACCAGGCTGCTCTCCAGCGCCGCGCGAGGCCGACTCGACCACTGAATCCCGTTGTCCCGGTCCCGGTAGTCGCGCCCACGCGGGTCCATCCCGCCCGACAGGTGCACCGCCGTGAGCTTGTGTCCTGGCGCCAGCAACAGCTTGACGTTGCTGGGCATGGTGTTGTCGTTGGTCCCGTCAATCCACAGCGGTCCCGGCCAAGTGGCGTCGAGCCGGGCGATGGCCTCGGCCTTCTTCGGCGTGGACAGCCGCCGGTGCTCCTCGCAGTAGACGACTTGCGCGGGCCGGGTCAGGATGTCCACGACGCAGAAGACGGTCGCGTCGCCGCCGCGCCCGGCCAAGTCCACGCCTTTTGAGTAGCGGTGCGTCGAATTCGGCGCCGACCCGATCCAGGGGTGGAGTTGGTCGAGTTCCTTGACCAGCGCCATGTTGAGCGCCTGCTCGCCGCTAGTGAACCGCTCCAACTCGTTCTCCTCCAGCCAGATATACTCGCGGCCCTTGAACTTCTTGAGTTGGGCGGCGCGCCAGACAGCGTCGCGTCCTGGGATGACCCGCCAGTCGAGGGCCAGATGCGTCAAGCCGAGAGCCGCAGCATTGTCCACCATGTCGCAGAAGAAGTCGCCGTCGCCGTGGTAGGTGCTGACCAGCCACAGGGCTCCCTCGGCGTCGTCGAGCATGGTGGCCAGGCCGCCGTAAATCTCCTCGGCGAAGGCCATGTGCGTTACCTCGTCCATAAAGACAAAGTTGCCGTCGAAGGACCGGCCCACGTCGGGCGCCGCCGCGTGTGCGACAATCTGGTTCTGAGCACCGGGGGCGTAGTAGGCGATCTCCACGTTCTTCGTGCGCGGGTCGATTCCGCGTAGTCCCCGCGCCTGGGCCGGGGTCTTTTTTGCCGTCTGCAAAGCCGTCTTAGCCTTCTTCAGCAGACTACCGATGGCCACCGTCTCCTTGTTCGCGATGACATGCGCGTGCAGCGGTTGCCGGCGAGCCTCATAGCGGTAGAGCAACTGGTGGGCCAGAGCTACCATAATGCAGGTCGTGACGCCGACCTGCCGGGCCTTGTCCACCACGCCGTCCTCGAAGCCGCCAGCGCGGGGTCGTAGGCCGCCGGGCCCCATCTCGAGTCCGGCGAGGCGTCGCATGATGTCCGCCTGGTAATCGTGGGGCACGAAGGGGATGAGGCCGCGCCGCTTACTCTCGATCTGCGGCTGGGCCTCCCGACACCAGGCCACCGGGTCCAGCGCCACCTCGTCCACCCCGGCGGCGGAGCAGCCCGTCAGCATTTGCTCGGCGCCGGCCTGGAGGGCGGATTGGAGGAGGTTGGAGGTCAAAGCAGCGGGGCCTCCGGGCGCTCGGTGAGGCGGGTGATGGGCCACGGCTGCGCCATCCGCTCGCGGGCCACGGCTATCTGTCGGGTCTCGCCCGGAACGAAGTTGGTGGCTTCCTCCGGGATCGTCTCGCTCGGCCGCGTCCCGAGGTCGCCACCGATCTCGAAGTGGCAGACCTCCTGGGTGCGGGAGGGGCCGGAGGACTGGATGTGCTTCTCTCGTGCAACCAGCCGGACGTGTTCCATGAGTGCATGGGCGATCCATCCAAGCATGAACCCGGCGATTGCCATTCCAACAAGAGCTCCCGCCATGAAATCACTCGTCATCTTTCCTCATCTCCTCGTCGTCGGTTTTCGGCTCCTCCACCTCGAACTCCCCCTCGACCACCACGCTCTCTCCCAGCGCCGCCAGCCGCTCCTCCGTCGGCGGCACCACCCCCGTCTCCTCCGCCTCCCGCAGAATCTCCAATTGCCACGGTTCCAGCTTCAGCCGCTCCGCCAACGCCACAAAGTGCCGCGTCACCTCCCGCTTGACCGTCTCCTGCGATTCCTCCAACTCCGCCGAGACCTTCAGACAGTCCCGCAGGATGCGGACGCCAGTCTCGCCTGCCGAGACGACCTCGCTGTACTTGGTGGGCATAAGACATCCCAGCGGGATGCGCAAGTCGTCCTCGTTCCAGATTTCATTGACCTCCACCCGCCCCTCCGGCTGCGTCGCGGGCTGGGTGTAGAACTTGCCCCCGCCAGTCAGCCCCATGAAGATTGCCATAAGGCGCTGGCCCATGCCCGCCGCTATCCGGTTGAGGCTTACCGCGTCCGAGGTGGCCGCCGGCACGAGCTCCACGCGGATCGGCTCCCGCTTGCCCCGCACCCGGTCCTTGATGATCTCCCAGTTCATGCCGTCCGGCTTGCGCGCCGACCGCCACCGCCCCACCTGGTGCACGGGAATTTCGAAGTGCTTGGCAATCTCTCCGTCGCTCCGGTACTCCCCCGTCGCCCAGGCCGCCCGGACTTTCAGGATGAACTCGTCGGGGTAGCTCGTCGAACCCATTGGCTTGCCCCGCCCGACCTTCTTGCGCGTCACCCGCGGCTTGATCTCGATCTCCACGATCTCCGCCTCGGCCGCCGGCCGCGTCACCGTCGTCCCGATGACGGCGTTGGGATAGGCGTTCTGTTCCTCCGGCTCGACTTCCTCAGTGAGGGTCCCGGCCCGATCCTCCCGGTAGTGCGGCTCGCACAACCCGCGCGAGTAGGCTCCCAGCCCGCAAGAGATTACCCGGCACTTGCGGACCAAACGAGTCTCCTGCACCATAGGGGGTATTTCCAAAGCCATGCCCAGAGTATGACCGAGATAGGGTTTAAAGGTCAAATTTCTAAAAAATCTGCGGAGCATGAACTGTCGTTTCCCCTCCCTCCGCTGCCAGGATTACGACCGGGGGGGTGGAGCACGGGCCGGGGGGAGGCACGGATGCACACCTGCGAGCCGTACACAGCCGCGCACGGTAGCATATACCTCTTATTATACCGACAATGGTGTCTATGGAGTGG